GTATCTCTGTCGTCTTGTGTAAGTTTCTTACGAGCTTTAATTGAATTTACAATACCTCTTGTGTAACCCGCAGATGCGAACCAAGGGAACGAAATGTTGTCAGTCAACGCCAAGTTTCTACAAACTTCAGCAGTTGCTGGAAGATAAATTTGTGTATTGTTAACAGTATCTCTTGTTAATACCCAAGGGTAGTAAGTTGCTGTGTAGTTTGAATCAATACCAGTACCGTCTAAGTTATCAACCGCTTCAGTTGGGTAGATTAAATCAGTTGCTGGTGATGTTGTCGTATCAACAAACATATTGTAATCAGGACAAGTCATGATGTATAATGAATCTGCTCTTTGAGTTTCAATCATGTCAATAGCATCTTCAACTAAGTTTGAGTTAGTAACAAAGTCAATACCTGGTGTTACAAACACGTTAATATTAGTTGCTTCAGGGTTAGCAAATGTTTGTTGTCCTAATAAGTATGCGTAGTAATCAGTATTTGCCCATTGTGTTGAGTTACCCTCAACTGTGATTTGTTTGAACGCTCCCCATCCAGTTGCTGTTGGGAATTGTGTTGATGGTGCAGCTCCTTTCATATAACCCGAACCACCTAATACATAGTTGTCACCGTTTGTTCTGTATTTTCTATAAATGTCCCATCCGTCAAATCCACCACGTGCAAACAATGTGTATTTTCTTGATTGGATTCTGTAGTATGGATTTGTTGGGTCCGTTGGGTCAGAAGTGAACGACGCATTACCAACTTCAAAAGCCGAAGTACCTGATGTACTATAAACGTTTGAAATTGTAACCACAGTTGCACCTGAGTCCATGTGATAACCTTTTGACAAGAAATCCCATTCTTGTGATGTGGTTGCCGTTGCAAGATTATTTGGATTTTGTTTTCCTTTATAGTTGTAATATTCAGGGTCATATCCAATTGTATCTGAAAGACCTAAGAATGTTCTATTAATTTTATCGCCAGCACTTCTTTGAACTGTTGAAAATGGTGGTTGATAAATTACTTCACCAGCAACATCATATTTAGTTTTGTAAATTGGGAATGGTGTAATTGCTCCGTAGTAATTTCTCATTAAGTAACCCTCAAATCCACATGGTAATGCATCTACAGGTGCTTCGTTACTCATTTCCAACATTACATATTTTGACCTTACAGCATATTCACCGTCACTAGTTCCTATTTTAACACCCACATAACTATTTGTACCAACATTCATTGAGCAGTTTGTGAATTTTTCTAAATAAACAGGACTTGCATCTGTGTCATTATACGCTCTAATACCGACATCAAATGTCCCATTATTAAATGAAACATTTAAGATTGAAATTTTAACTTCTTGGTTTGCGTCGTTACCATCTGAAATTAAGATAAATTTAAATAACTTATAAACATTTGTACCTCTCAACTCTGAAACCACATAAGGAGTTTCTGGTGTTTGGTATTGTTCTAAATACCAACCAATTGAACGGTTTAATGAGTTATCGTCTTGAGCTGATGGTAATGCTGTTGCGGATGACTGTATGCCTCTAATATAACCTTTCTTATATGAATAGTTTAAGAAATTGTTAAATTCTTCTTCAACAAACAACGGAACTTCATTACTTGGTTTTCCAAAATTAGATTGACCAAATACCTTAGAAATAAAATTAGTATCAGTAGAATCTAATGAGGTTTTGAATTCAAACGTATTTCCATCGTAAGTAATACCTGAAACACCAAATGGTGAATAAGGACTCATTGACGCTCCTGAGTATACACCATTAAAATCTAATTTAACATTAGTTGTACCCGTTACTTGGTATAAAGGATTAGTTGTTGTTGTGTAATTTGAAACACCTCTTGAACGAAGAGTTGCAATTACAACATCATTGTAATTTGTAAATGCGGTACCAATTTGAGTAAACGCAGAAAACTGAACCGAACCCGAGAATGAACCTGTTGAGCCTGTTATTGTATTAATTTTTGATTCAAAAGAATATCCCGAATAACCATTTCCAATTGTTGGGTCAAACTGTGAGTAATACCAAGAGTCGTTATCTCTACTTGAGTAAGTTGTTAAAGTACTCTTTAAACTTGGTACACCATATACGTTTGTCAACCCTGTGTATCCCGAACCTGTCAAAGCGTTATAATATGTGTCAGGTAGTGTTCCAAATACATAAGCAGTTGTTGCACTTGTTGAGTTAGTTGATATTACACCACTAACAAATGATTTTAATTTATCTTGAATTGTAGACGTAGTTCCATCTGACAATGTGAATTGTGTGTTTAAATCTGTGTTAAATATTGCAGATGAAAAAGAACCAAATGAAATTGTTGATGTACCACCTGTTGTACCTGTGAAAGTTACAACAACTGATGATAACACAGCATTTTGAGTAACAGAACTACCACTTACGTTGGCAACTGTACTAATAGACCAAGATGGTCCCGCATCATAACCTGATAAACCAAGAATTCTTGATACAAAAAGTTGGTTAGATTGTGATAGATATGATTTAGCGATATACGCTGCTTCGTATTTTGGTATTTGTGTATCTACAAATTTTTCAGGTGTTGTACCACCAAAAATTGCTGAAAATTCATCGAAACTTGAAACGAAGATTGGCTCAAAAGCCGGACCCTTCAAAGTTTCTCCTACAATACCTAACGTTGTAACACCTACGCTTTGTGCTACAAATGATAAGTCACGTTCTGAAGTGTATACTCCAGGTGAAACGAAAACTTTATTTGATGTTGCCATTATTTGTTTGTTTTTTTATAAGTTGTTTTATTTAATACATAAATATTGTTGATTTTTGTAAAAAACTTAGTATACGGATACTATTTATAATTCAGTATGAATAAATTCTACCTTTTTTCTACCTTATGAAAAAAACCCCCAAGAAAATAAAGAATATAAAGATTTCTGAAGAATCACACGCAATTCTTAAAAAGTATTGTGAACAGAATGGACTTAAGATTTACGGATTTTTAGAAAATATAATCAAAGAAAAATGTCGTGTAAAAACTGACATTTACGGTGACCCGTTAGACTAATTTGATATCAAATAATATATTTGAATCTTGGCTGGTTTTACCCGTTTGTTTTTCAATAACAACCTTTAATCCCGTATTGGGACCCATAGGAAAATACGGCAAATCTTTTCCAATATATAATTCAGTTCCCTGTGTTACAGTGAATGCACTATAATGTTCAACATTATTTGAATTCACAAAATAAAAATCATAATTGGTTGGTAATGAATTTTGATTTAAAATTGTGTTAGAACCAATAAATTGATAATTGGTTGGTATTGTATCAGGATTGGGTTCTTTTGATACCGCTTTTCTTGCTCTTGTTTTTACACTAACATCTACCATTGTTAAAACTCTTGATACCGCAGGTGCCACCTCAAACTGTTCTTCATCCAATAGAACACCCAACATTTTAAATGTGTAGTTTTGAATAAAGTATCTTCTTTTTTGTAATTCAACAACTGACTCATCAGAAATACTATCCATGACGATTGGGATATATCTACCCTTAATCAAAGCATACGACTGTCTTGATGAAAATTTATCAAGTACTTTTTGGTTAAATGAATTTAGTTCTCTCATTCTGTTTGTAAAAATTTTTACCTCAAATGTAATGTCAACAGGAATTGGTTGTGGTATTTTATAAACATCCATACCATTTCTTGCTCCGTCAAAATTTGGAACCAACGCGTATTGGAACAATGGTCGTCCTGGTATTCTATAATTTGTGGCTCCCTGATTTGTTCCATAAGGTGTTTCAGGTTTTCTAACTGTTGCAACAAAAGGTGGTTTGATGTTTGAATCCAAATCTTGAAAGTTCCAAGTTTGTGTAAACTGAGCCCAGTTCTGAGTTGTAATAATTACATCAACAGTATTAACAACTTTTCCATTAACATTAATTCCCAAATCATTTTTAACAAAATCCAACATTCCCCTATCCAAATCGGCATGATAAATTCCTTTTGGAAGATAAGTTCCATCTTTTTGAATTTGTTCCAATAATTCTTCCCTTCTTGGTTGAAGAATTTTCTTTGGTGATAAAGAAATGGTTTTAAGAAGTTTTTTCGGTGTTGCCATTATATTCCCTTAAATTCGTCTTCACTAACAGGTGTACAAATAAATGTTCTGTAAAATGGTTTGTATCCACCATAAGTGTGTTTATTATCCGATGTAATCCTTCCGTCATCTGCAACAGAATAATATCTCATTCTACTTTCAGTTTCAGGATAACCTATGTAATCACCATATGAAATTGTAATTGCTTCCTCTTCCAAATAGTGAAGATAAACGCTCATAATTAAATTACCTGGTTCTGTTTGACTTAATTTTGACGCTCCAAAAGTTGCCTGACTTGGTGATTCAATTTTGACAAAGGCTTTGATTTCAACAGGTGCCAAATATGATATTGAATCTGTTAAGGCTTCACCATAAACATCATCTTGATTTGTTTTACTCTTATCAACACGGTATAAAACCAATGTAAAGTTCATATCACCCATTAACCATTCCTCACCCATTGATATGTTTAGGTTAAAATCTTGTTCCCCAAAAAATTTAGATAATCTTGTAATTGGTACTTTATTTGGCATAATTAATTTTATTACTTTTAATTAAATTTTCTTTCCAACCTAAAGGTTGTAAATTACTATAATGACATAATTTATATAAATCGTGTTCGTTCTTAGACGATGATAACGGAACAATGTGGTCAATTACCCATTTATTTTCACCATACCCATAATTATCCCAATTCATCCAACTATCAAATTTTGTTCCTAAATAGTTTTTTAATTCGTGTGATGTACAACCCAAATACACCGAGTAATTATGTGATGGATTTTTAACATATCTTCTTAAATATTTTCTCAGTTTTATTATTAACCTAAAAAAACTATCATTTTGTTTTCTTTTTTTAGTTGAATTTAATTTTGAAATTCTTACTTTTTCTTTGTTATTTTCACGATATTGTTTGGCCATTAATAAATAATGTTCTTTATTTTTTTCTTTATGTTTTTTACTTTTGACTAAAATTGTTTCTTTATTGTCTTTATAATAATTGATACGATAATCAACACGAAAAGAATTTTCATTTTTTCGACATTCTTTACAAATAGACCTAATCCCCAACGGTGATTTTTTACACCTGTGAAACATTGAAATATTTTTCAACACGCAACACTTTGTACAAATTCTACTATCGGTAATCATTATATTGATAAATACAATAAAATTGATTATATTTCTTTATTAAAACTATTTGACTTGGAAAATTCCATAAATGAAAATTCAGGATTATTGGAACAAAAAGCCCTTAACGTATTACATGAATACGAAGGCGCAAATAACTATATCCTAAAATTAAAAGGTATTTTCAATCCAAACAAACGAGGTATCCCAACAAGAAGTCAATGTGAATACATTTTAAATTATTCAAACACAACACCAAAAGTCGCAAAAAAATGGGTTGAGATGGATGATTATTTTTCAGAAAAAATTGCAAACGAAAAACTTTATACCGTCCCACCAAAACAAGTGTGGATTGAAAAACTATTGGTTGAAAAAGATAAGTCATATCATATATGGGGTCGTTTTTTTGAGAGTGAACCATTAACCGATTTTTGGTTACCCAAAGCGGCGGTCATTAAAAACCCCGAACAATACTACAAAGAAATTGATTATTCAAAATACGCACACAGACCATTACTATCACACCAAGTTGAGTCGGTAGAAAAACTTGTTAAAACCAAAAGATTTATTTTGGCCGACGATATGGGTTTGGGTAAAACCACATCAACCATTGTGGCGGCATTGGAAACCGAAGCAAAAAGAATTTTAATCATTTGTCCCGCATCATTAAAGATTAACTGGCAAAGAGAAATTGAAAACTACACGGACCGTCCAACATATATCTGTGGTAGTAAAAGATATGAAGATGCGGATTTTGTAATTGTAAATTATGACATCCTTAAAAATTTCCACGACCCAAAAGACAGAGACAAATCACGTATATTAAAAAGTAATTTTGATTTGGTGATTATTGATGAAGCCCACTACATTCAAAACAAAACAGCTCAGAGAACAAAATTAATTAACGATTTTGTGAAGGGGGTTGATAGATTGTGGTTGTTAACTGGAACACCAATGACATCAAGACCCATGAATTATTTTAATCTGTTGGAACTTATTGAATCTCCCGTTGCTGCAAATTGGATGGCTTATGTTATCAGATATTGTAATGGATACCAATTCACGGTTGGAAACAGAAAAGTTTGGAATGTGATGGGAGCATCAAATTTGGAAGAATTAAGAGACCGAACATCAAGACAAGTATTAAGAAGATTAAAAACAGACGTATTAGATTTACCTGATAAAATTATCACCCCCGTTTATTTGAGATTAAAATCAAAAGAATACGAAGAATTAATGGGTGAATATTTTCAATGGTATGAAAAAAACCCCGACGAAAGCTCGTCATTAACCGTTCAATTTACCAAACTTACAAAAGTACGTAAGGTAATTGCACAAGAAAAAATAAACTCAACCATAGAATTGGTTGAGAACATATTAGAACAAGATAAAAAAGTAATAGTTTTCACGAACTTTACAGATTCCTTAAATAAGATTTATGAACATTTTGGTAAACAAGCCGTTTACCTTGATGGTTCATGTTCACCAGCAAAAAGACAACATGCTGTGGATGAATTTCAAAACAACGAAAAAATAAAAGTGTTTGTCGGAAACTTAAAAGCCGCTGGTGTTGGTATAACACTGACAGCTGCTGAGGCAGTAATAATGAATGATTTGTCATTTGTTCCTTCCGACCACGCACAAGCCGAAGACCGAAGTTATAGATACGGACAAAAGTCAAACGTATCAGTATATTATCCAATATTTGAAAATACAATTGAGGGGGTTATTTATGACATCCTTAATAAAAAGAAAAATATTTTTGAAACCGTAATGGGTGATAATGTGGGTAGGGCGGAGATTGTTGAAGAAATTATGAATCAAATTTTTGGTAAACGTTAAGTTTTTTGAAAATCTATTTATTTATAAGATAATGATAGATTATGAAATTTAAAAAATTAAAAGCCGAAATTGAAGAATTAGAAGACAAATTAACTACCAACGAAGACTTACAAGAAACAATACAAAACGAACAGAAAGAAATTATAAATGAAATGAAAAAAATTGGTATTGAAAGATTACCATATTCATATTCATCACTTGGTAGATTTATTGACCCAAAAACAATGAATGTTCATTACAACAAACATTACAAAGGGTATGTTGAAAAATTAAACGCAGCACTTGCGAATCTTAAAGGTGCAGATGCCGAACTTGAAGAAATTGTAAAAGGCATATCAAGATATAATAAAACTGTTAAAAATAATGCGGGTGGTGCGTTTAACCACGCATTGTTTTGGAAAATGTTATCACCAAAGAAACAAACCATTAACGGTCCAATTGAAGAAAAAATTAAAAAAGACTTTGGTTCTTACGAAGAATTTAAAAAACAATTCACAGAAAAGGCACAAAAGAATTTTGGTTCAGGATGGTGTTGGTTGGTTATTAATGGTCAAGGTAAATTAAAAATAGTTACCACATCAAACCAAGACAACCCGTTGATGAATACCGTTAAAGATGGTGGTTATCCAATATTGGGTCTTGATTTGTGGGAACACGCTTATTACTTAAGATACCAAAATAAAAAAGAAGAATATATTGGAAAATTTTTTACGGTAATTAATTGGGACTTTGTTAACACACTTCTTACTTCAAAGAACGAAAAGAAAATTAACGAAGAAAAATTGGCGGGTGAATTACTCGTTGAAACAAAAGAAAGTGTTGGTTGTTCAACAACAGAAGTTAGAGAAATTAACAAGATGTTTGCAATGAACAAACAAGTGAAATATAAATTCATGAATACAATTAACTCAATCATGAAAGAAAAATTTTCAGAATATTGGTTTGAAAAGGGTCAATATGAGCCAGATTCAATGTCAGGAATTTATAATTACGGAAAACCAGGTCGTTCAGTTATTAACAAATTAAACACAAATTACAGTTCATTTTGCATTTTAATGAATGATTTAAATGTTTATTTAATTAAAAATAAAATTCCTCCAATATCATTTAGAGGTAAAGATGAATTTGCACAAATAAAGGAGGTTGAAAGATTTTCAAAATATCTTTATGACTTAAGGGACCGAATATTTAATTTGTCAACATCTAAAACTTTTCAAAACATTGTTCAGAAATTGGTACAAACCGATGCCAAAGGTGAAGAAAGGGAAGATATTACAGTTATCGCCTTAAGAAAAATCTTTGGAACTGACGATGTTCACAAGATTGGTGGGTTAGGTTCTGAAGAAGATATGATTTCAGGTGTTGACGCAATCATTAACAAAGACGGTAAAAGATTAACCGCACAAATTAAACCATTTAGTGGTGTTAAAGATTTTGATGATGATAGTGTTATGGTGTTTGGAGCAAGTGCACCAAAACAATACAAAACAGATTATTTAGTTTTTAATAATAAAAATAAAACAATTGTGTTTAAAAATGAAAATACAAAAATTATAGATGGTAATTATGTATTTCCAAAATCAAACATATTTGCAGATATTTGATATTTATAGACAATATGGCAATTATTGTAGAACCAGAAAGAAGTAAACTCTATAGAAGAATTAAAGCCCTTCTTGGTGCACCTGTTAGAGGTGTTGAGTTAGAAGATGAGCAAATGGACTCATTATTAGAACTTTCAATTGGAGATTACGAACAATATATTTTGGATTGGTTAATTGAAGCACAATGGACTTCATTATATGGTATGAACCTTGACGAACAGTCTTTAAGTAGAGCTTTAACTAAAAGAAGTTTAGATTGGGAAACACAATACACTTACGCATATTCAAAGATTGTTGGATTACAAGCAGGTGGTGATTCGGTACTTAAAAAAGATTATGTTGATTTAGTTAGAAACCAACAAATTTATGAAATACCCGCAGGTCGTGAAATTAATGAACTTTTATGGTTCATGAGAGCCGAATTAAACAATTCATTGTTTGACCCATTTATGGGTGGGTTTGGAGGATTTGGTGGAACAGGATTAGGTGGACCTGGTGGTTACGCACAATTTGGTTCTAGCGGAAGTTATTTTATGATGCCAGCATTTGACGTTATGTTGAGAATGGCGGATAGAAATTTAAAACAAAGATTAATTGTTGGTGATTTAACATATAGAATTACCGCACTTCCTGAAGGTAAAAAAGCGTTACACTTGTATAATACACCTGGTGGAAAATTTGATTTTTCAAATATTGGGTTTAACGAATACAGATGTTGGTATTGGTATTATGATACCAATGGTGACAGGGATGATTGCTTAGCAAAAAATCCTGACATTGTTAGATTACCGTCAGATATTCCATTTGAACCTTTAAATTGGCAGGACCTTAATACTCCAGCACAACAATGGGTAAGAAGATGGTTTACAGCGTATTGTAAAGAAACTTTAGGACGTATTTGGGGTAAATATAGTGGAAACCTTAAAACCCCTGACTCTGAACTAACATTGGATTATGTATCTTTATTAGGTGAAGCAAAAGACGAAAGAGCTAAACTTGAAGAAGAATTAAAACTTCGTCTTGAAAGATTAAGTCCTGTTAAACAAATGGAAAAAGAAGCCTTAATATCAGAAAATCTAAACAAACAATTAAAGTTTAGAGCGTTTCCAAGTCCATATAATGTAATATAATTTTATGCCAATATTAAGAAGTATACCAAGTAAAAAAATTATCGGTGGAATTGAAGTAAAAACATCTGAAGTTGCTTTAATTTCAGAAACAAATTACACGACAACTGGTGAATACGCAATTGTAATTAAAACTGTTGAGCATTGTGATTTATTATTAGATAGTAAAACAACTGACCACATTGTTGTCAAAGCTCTTACCAGAGTCACAATAAGACCTGATAAGAGTAAAATTGACGAACAATACGATGAGGTTGAAATTGGAAAAGGTGCCTGTGTTGAGTTTCACTTTATCGGTGGAAACTGGTACATCTTATCATCAGACGGTCTCAAATTGGACTAATTCTTTTTCCCAACCTTCTTCAGCTAAATCATAAATGTAATCAGGGCTAATACTGACTCTTTCCCAAAATTTCATTTCTTGCTCAGAAACAGTTAAAACATCTACCAATTTATCTTGGTCAGTATCTTCAAAAGGATGACCATTAATTAACTGACATTGTTCTTTTGTGAAGAATTCCCTTTTACTTGGATTGTCAATAATTAGAGAGTCTCTAACATCATCTTTAAACACAACCATCAAAGGCTCAATACGTTTATTAAATGTTGCAATTGCTCTTGCTATATTATACTCACCCAACATATCAGGATTCTGTTCAAGTTCTCCATTGTCTAATCTATAAGCGTTGATTACCAATGAATCTACTTTTTTAACAACATCACCATGTGATGCCTTTGTACCGTTGTTCACATAAAAAATCACATCACCTAAGTTAGCGGCAATACCATCGTGAATAATTAGTTCCATGTGGGCTTGTCTTGACATCATACTACCTGATTTAGTTTTCTGACCACATCTTACTTTGTAATCTTCAATAGAAATTTTAACTCTGGCACGAGAAGCAATTTGTTTTAATGGTATTTGTTTGTTAAAGATTTTTTCCAAGTATTCATAATACCACTCAACAAATTGTTGACCTTCGCCCATCAATAACATTTTAATTCCTTTGTCCAAAAAAGCTTCAATATACAATGGTAATTTCTTTGATTTGATTGTATTACCAACCAATTTGATTTTACCTTTGTCAGTCATCAAAGCGTAGTTCTTACGAGCCAAGTTAATACATGACGGCCAAACACCATCATTATCTAAAGCCATTTCACCTTTCATAAATAAGTCATTGTATTCAGCGATGTCAGCAGCAGCACTTGTATATTCTTTACCTTCCACCACTTTCCAATTCAATCCTTTACCAATGTATTTACGTTCATAAACATCTGATGGTGAAGAAAAGTTCACACCATCTGTATCCATTACCAATGGGTCATAACCACGATTCATAAAGAACTTAATCATCTGACGAAGGTATTGTCTACCTGTACAAGTAATTCTTTCACCCTGATTCATATCACCCCAGTGAAATACTTGAGGTGCTGATAACGCTCCAAACATTGAGTTAATAAAAATCTTAATCGGTAATTGTTTACGGTCATAAGATTTAGATTTTACAGGGTCACTCTTTTCAAATTCTTCGGCTAATTGTTTATACATAATACGAGCATTTCTAAAGTATGTTAACATACCTTTCATTACTCCTGTAATATCACAATCAGGGAATACGTCATGAACTAACTGAATTGACGGATACAGTGAACTAAAGTCAAGTTTCAATACATCTGTTGAATATCCAACTTTAACCAAACGTGATAATCCACCAACAAAGTCTTGTTTTTGTTGTTTAGCGGGAATTGAGAGTCCATGTTTATATGACCACGCTCTCATTTGGATTTCCCAAAGTGTTGCGGTTCCCATTGTCGCAATCCTTTGATATGTTGTTGGAACCAAAGAAGCCAACAGGAATGAACCCTGATTAAATTCTTCGTCAACTCTTAATGTCTCAATTAAGTCATCATCAAGGTATCTTTCAACAATGTTATCACCCGTTGTTTTAATATAGGTATCATCTCTTCGTTCACACACTTCATCAACTTTTGTGTCAATACCACATTTTTTATACTTTCCGTTTTGGATATTTAACCAATAATCTTCTTTCTTGGAATACATTGAACCGATATCAGTATGGTCAATGTAAATACGGTCCGCATCTTCAGCTTCAAGATATTGAACAATATATTTCAAACCCGCTGATTTAATGTTTGAGTTAATTGCTTGAGCTCTTCTTACTGAGTGCAATGCGTCAATAACATTATATCCCCACATTGATGTTTGAACAAATTCTTCAATTTCATTTGCAAGCTTTAATAAACCTTTGGATTGTGTGATTGATTTTTCAGGGTTAAGTGATTTACAAATTTTCCTAACGTCCAACCCCAATGCCTTGGCTCTTTCAAATATCCAATTCCAGTCAAACGCAAATCCGTTATATGATACAATGATTGATGGTTTGATTTCGTGGATGTAATTAAAGAAATCAATGATTCCTTGTTTTTCTTGTTCCTCGTCAGCACATTCAATAACCTTATGAAAACCTTTGTTTGTCTTTAATCCAAACATGAATATCCTACCGTCTTTTGGTTCCAATGCGGTGGTTTCTAAGTCAAACACAAAACGTGTCACATCTTCATAACTTTCAAATCCTTTGAAAAGACGTTTTTCCTTTTGAATAAGGTACTGTTCAATTGGTGGTAGAATCAAAACTTTTTCTTTTGCCTTTTCACCATATGGGTCAATTCCACCATCACGGAAAAACTGTAATAATGTTCTATAACCCTTTAAAGATTTTACCATAAATGATAAACCCTCTTCAAGTCGTTGATTACCTTCTGTTTTTAATTTATCAATAACAATTCCGTATTTGGACATTGCTTCTTTTTGAAGTCCCTTTGAACCTTGATAAAAATTAAGTCCACGTAAATCACCAACCCACGCAAATGGGATGAAGGTGTCACGTTTGACAATTTTTCCTTTTATAGGGTCTTCAATAATTTTATAGATAGAGTCACTTACGTAGTCAAATTCAACACTGACTATGTACTGTTCAGGGTCTGAGCCCTTTAAAAATTCTTCAATTTCTTCTGCTGGTATCATAATATTTTTTTAGAGTGGTTTATTAGCTTCCGAACACGTCGGAGTTTACCTTGTCTAAATAAATATATGTTACAGAATTGGTATTATCAACAACAGTACTGAGTTTTAATAAAAGAGGGGGTAATGTTGATAAATAACGATTCCCTTATTGGAACTATTAATTCACCTTCAGTTGTTGTGATGCTGAACTCACCCATGTATCTTCCGGGTGTTTTTGTATCGTTGGCTGTAAAATTATAATAAATGTAAAATTCTTGAGGAGCGTCCAAATTATCAAAAAACTTTTCAGTGATATACGCAGGTTTTGAGGCAATTTTTAAAATACCGTTATCTGTATTTACCATTGAAAATGTGATAATCGCATTTTGAAGTGTCTCCATAAAACTTCTGAAGTCGTTTCTTCCGTCTTTTACAACTTGTAGTTTTAAAGTTGGTAAGGTTGCGTTTTGTTTTATAAAGAATTCCATTAGTTATAAATATATTGAAACTATATTATGTGAAAGTTTTACAATCCATATTTAGTTTTATCCGTATTAAATAATGTTAAAATTTCCGCAGTTGATAGGGCTTTACCTTTATAATATCTAAATTGACCCCAACTCATAGGAATGTATGAACCATCTCCTTGTATTGATTGTCCAATTTGTAAATTTGCCTGATTTGTGAAAGTATCGTTTGTTGCTTGAGATAT